GGTAGTGATCACTTGTACTGAGTCGATGCCGTCATCCATTGCTGTTGCTTTTAGGTATGTATCCTGCGGCTACCATTGCGGCCACAATTGCTGCGAGTGTTTCTGTTGTAATCTGCTTGAAGATAAGAGCGAATACACTTGAGAGAATCACTAAGCTGCCAATGGTCGGCCTCCAATACTTGAGAATGATATCAAGTACTTGCCTTGGCTTACTTACTTGCTTCCTTGTCATTGCCCCACATGTGATTAAAAACGTATGATGATTTTAACTTCTCAATGAACTGCTCCAGTGTAAGGTCCATTTCGTCAATCATGACAAATGGCTCCGTCTTATGCCTAATCAAATATGTGTTATACAATTGCTGCAAAATAAAGTTGCGCTTCTTTTTTCCTTCTTCTTACAAGACCAGTAGAAACCTCGCCGCCTGCCCTGTTCCACTTAAGGAACTCAGCTGCAATCTTTGGGTCGTTTGGATTGGCTTTTACAAACCTCAACAGCTGCGACTTGGCAAGGTTGCCTGCCCCTAGGTTATAGCAGAAACTTACAAGGGCATCAAACTGGTTAGCGTTCACTGGTGTGCCGTTAAGCAATCCAATCACGCTGCCTTCAAACTCCTTAAGGTGATCCTTCAGCATCTGCACTGCTTGGTCCTTGGTTATGGTCTGCCCGAGCTTCACCTTGCTGCCGTCATGGTAGTAGGTTGCGCCATAGCCGATGGTCGGCACTCCTGCGCTGCATAGGTAGGATGTAAGGCGCAAGCCTTCAAACTCCTGTATGAGTCGGATGCCGTTAGCTGAGCACTTCATATTGGAATTGGATTGTGCAGTAAGCAAGGCTTGCAGTTGCTGTAGCTACTTCAAGACCAACGATGCAAGTGTTGTTTGTTGTCTCTGCACTTATTTCTAATTTTACAATTTCAGCCAATGTACCAGGCCCATAAGAATACTGCATCAATCCAAACAAGTTTTTTCCATTTGTAAAATCAGATGCTACTGGAAGCGACATCTCGAATGAGCCATCAACTTCTCCAGTATCCAATTGAATTTCTATCTGAGCCGATACCGTCACGATGTTGCCCACCTTAATGTATGTTGCTGAGTTAGGTGTCACAATAATTCCATTCACCTCTCCGCTTATTGTCGGTGTATAGCTTCCACTGCTAAACATATTGCCCACCTCAATCTGCGAAGATGTTCCTTGAGGGGATTGTGTTGTGTTGCTTACGTCCACAATGTAGAGCAAGTCATTGCTTGCCGCTTCTGTGATTGCTACTAAGTCGGTAATTTTTACTCCTGCCATGATGTTAGTTGTTTAAGATGTAGTTAACTGCTTTGGTTGAATCAGTAAAGGTAAGTCCATTGATTGAACTATCATTTACATTGATTAAGAATACTCCAATGTTAGTGCCTAAGTGATATGATAAATCATCAACCACTTCGCATAGTTCTACATTGGATGCAATAGCACCGCTTACGGATGTAACGAAGGTTACGTAGCCACCTTCAAGAGTTATATCTATCATATTTTTTCGATAAAGAACATTGAACCAAAATTGACATCTGCTGCATTGGTATTTTGAAGAGCAAAAACAATATATCTGTTTGCCGTCCAATTAATGGCATTAGCAACCATCCCAGTTGTTGTACCATAATCAATAGAAAAACCAGTATATGCAGAAAATAATGTCTCTGTATTAGTTGTTGCATTTTTAATTACCCAATGACGTAACATTTGATTTAATAAACTTGCTGCTGATGATTGAGACCAAGCACTTACTAAGATTGGTGTACCACTTAAATCAGCGGTAGTATTAACATACATTCTTAAAGTTTGCAATCCTAATGTACCCGTTTTTCTTGTACGAAAATTAAGTCGAATAATATCACCAACTGCAAATGTATTAGCAGTTATCAATTGAGTATAAACAACGGTATTAGTTGTATTGCTAAAACTTGCTGTGTCAGTTGTTGACTTGTAGATAAGTGGTGCTCCATAAATCGGAATGTTTAAAACATTACTAGCAAATGTTGCTGCTCCACTTGTTCCCGTTGTGGTTAATGTGATTGCATCCTGCTTGCCGTTGAATGTTGTCCAATCAGCTGTGCTCAATGCACCTCTGTTGGCAGCACTTGCCGTTGGTAGGTTAAAAGTATGAGTGGCAGTTGTGGATGATATCGCGAAGTCAGTGCCAGAAGTTCCAACTGCAAGGAGTTGAGTCTGGGCAGTAAGTCCATTAAGCGAAGTGATGCCAGTTGCAAATGTTGTTAACACTTGGCAAAAATGGCTGTCTTCTGTGTGTAAAGTTATTGTCTTGCTGCTATGGATAACATACACTCTTATTGCAATTCTGTCCGCTGCAAGTAGCACAGTGCTTGGCATTGCCACCGCAGTTGTGTACAAGTCGATGACTGCTCCATTAGTGATATACTCAGGATTTGCAGAGCTTGATGCAATCAATGACAATGTTCCTGCGCTTAGCTTAAAAATATCAATGTAGAATCTTGGCGAGCTTCCTGCGTTATTCGCACTGAAGTACATCTCAAAGTTCCAATTGCCGGCAGGAATCAGTAGCTGATTAGGTACACTGGCATCGGTGATGAATGACTGAATATATCCATCTGCATTGATGCTAAAATCTGTTCCTGCTCCAATGACTGGAGTGTTGCTCATCTGCTTAAAAGCAACTCCATCCAAAGTACCTTGAGCAACTGATCCGTTGAGGTAGAAACTCACAGCACTACCGCCTCCGCTTGATGTCGGGAAGTTTGCAAGCTGCCCATCGCCTCTGATGTATTGCGTTGCCAATCCTGCCGCTGTCACTGCCAATGTTCCGCTCGTTGTCACTGGGTTGCCAGTAACAGAAAACGCGGCAGGCATTGATAGGTCGACCGATGTAACCGTGCCCGTTGGTATAGTTGGGAATGGTGTCGGTGTTCCTAAGCCATCCAAGTAGTCGGTGCTCAATCCTGTTGGCACATTAAACTTGCCATCGAAAGTGTTCCAATCGGTTGAGCTCAAATATCCATCAGTGCTTGTGTCCGCTTGAGTGATGCTGATGTCTGGAGTAGTGCCGCCGCTTGATGCGAGTGGAGCTGTTGCTGTCACCGATGTCACTCCGCCAACTGCAACAACCGCCCAAACAGCTGCGCCGATTGTATCATCTGAGCAAAGGTAAACAGTGCCGTCATCCAAACTCCATCGAGAACCTACAACGAAGCCCTTGGTTGAATCATCTGTTACTTGAGGTACAAATGTAAAGTTGTGAGTAACATCGCGAATTGTGAAGCCATCTTGCTCCATGTAGTACAACCGCCCTGCTTCCCATTTTAACTCGTAACTTATCGAGCATATTTGCGCTGTGCCTTTTGCACCGCCGTTGCCTGCATCGGTTGTACCTTTGCGGAAGAATGCGCCGTTGTCAAAGCTTAGCCCTGCGCTTGCTGTAAATGCAATGTCGTTGGTTGTGCTGTTGCCTAAGTCGGTAACCTCTTGCAATGTTCCAACGTCTCCTGTTCCGCCCGGGATGTTAACCTCAACCACTCCAGGTGAAGACAGTGTTGCAGTTACCCCTTCGCCTACAAAGTTTAATGTTGTTGCGATTGGTGTCACTTCAACCCCTTCTTCCTCAACTGCTATCGCACCGCCTTCGCCACCAACTGCCACCAATGGATCAGCAGTCGTTCCGTTTCCTGTGATAGTAACACCATCAACAGCAACCTCAGTCAAGCAAGGCACACATGGCTGCAAGTCGGGCAGCGGAATGTCTCCTGTTGCACATGTATCATAGCATCCGTCTTCAGAGGTTGTGATTACTTGCACATCCATGTCAACGGAAACACAAGCCCACTCATAGTTTGCTGTTAAGGTTTTGATTTCGTTTGCATATCCACTGGGCACAACCTCGTAGTTTATCACTCCGATGCTCTGCTTGAATAATGGATCCGTTCCACTTGTCAGCTTGTAGACTCTGGAAGCAAGCCAGTCCTGTGCATCCTCCGCATCGCAAGGAAGATGGCTCTTGCGCACGATGGCATAAGCAGTAAGCGGAAAGGTTGTAACATACAACTGCTTGCAGCCGCTCATCTTGTAAGCATCAGTCTTGGCAACTGTTACCTTGCCACGCTTAGCCCAGAACAGCGTGCCGTTCTTTGCATCGAAGTTAGTGACAACCTCCGCTTGACCATTGCCAATGTAATGCACCCAAGCTTTGTCGTTTCCGTTTGCGTTAAGCTCGCAGAGGTTGAATTGCTTGTCGAATATATTGGCAACCTCAACCCGTTGGTTAAGCCTTTCGATTATGGTCTTAAGTAGATTCATGGTTTGCTTATCTGATTTGAGATTTGCTCAACAAGTAAGTCAGCATGTAGCTGAAGCATTGCTGTTTGTTCCTCTTTGGTTGGTTGAAAGATTGGTCCGTATAACTTTTGCAATCCTTCAGCTTTGCCTGCTTCGTCTGCTTGTATGTAGATGGCAACTCCGAATCCTTGACTAAACACTGAGCCCTGGTCTGTTGCGAATGATCTCTTGAGAAATCCTGTAAGCTCCAATGGAGGTCTTCCGTTCTTTGCTTTGATTGCTGCGTATGCAGGAGTGTATGGCTTGGTCGGTAGCTTTTGCCCTGCTGTGTTAGTTCCTCCACTTGTGCCTGTTCCAAAGATTCTGATAAACATCTCACGCCGCATATCCAAAACAGCG